CTTCAGTGTAAGATCATACGAAACCCTCGCTCTGAACATCGGAGAGATCCGACGATATATGGAGCAACAGAAGGCAATCATAGCCTACTACGAGGGTGCGATTGAGAGAAAACCTCAAGAGGAAGAAACTGAAATAAAAGATTGACTTTCTTTCCCATATAGCGTATAATACCTGATCTCAAAATTATGGGGGTGATATATACTATTACCCCTAAAAAAACTATACGCATGGAAAAGAAAGAATGCCCGTAAAAATTGATAAGAAGAAAGATAGTCTCCTCGCTGAATACGCAGTGGGAATGTTAAAAGACTTTTATTTGCGTGATTATGAGAAGAGTCCCCAAGAGGGTTTCAAACGGGCATCAGAAGCATGGTCTAAGTATCGAAACGAGATGGATGATGAATTGGCACAACGTCTCTATGACTATGTGTCCAATAAGTGGTTCATGTTCGCGAGTCCGGTTCTTTCTAATGCACCCAATGGTACCAAAGCAGACAAAGGGATGCCCATCTCTTGCTTCCTCACCTATGTACCTGACACCCTCGAAGGTCTAATCGGACACTCATCAGAACTCAGATGGTTGTCTGTGTATGGTGGTGGTGTCGGTGGTCATTGGTCTGATGTAAGAACGGTATCAGACATCGCGCCGGGCCCTATGCCCTTCCTACACACAGTAGACGCAGACATGATTGCGTATCGTCAGGGTAAGACTCGTAAGGGTTCCTATGCTGCGTACATGGATATCCACCACCCTGACATCGTTGAGTTTATGAATATGCGTATCCCTACGGGTGATGTACAACGCAAGGCATTGAACCTACATAACGCAATCAATATCACCGATGAGTTCATGGAGGCGGTTCATGCGAATGCCGAGTTTGGATTACGCGATCCAAAAGATGATTCGGTAAAAGAAACTATCAATGCACGTAAACTATGGGAGCGTATCCTTGAGATCCGATTCCGTACAGGTGAACCATACCTGAACTTTATTGATACCGCAAACGCAGACCTACCAACACCATTGAAAGATCGTGGACTGAAGATCCACGGATCTAATCTATGTAACGAAATACACCTACCAACCTCCGACGATAGAACGGCAGTGTGCTGTCTATCCTCTCTAAACTTGGAATATTATGATGAATGGAAAGACACTACTATTGTCCGTGACCTTGTTCGTATGCTTGACAATGTCTTGCAGTTCTTCATCGATGAAGCACCCGACACTATTACCAGAGCCAAGTACTCTGCTGAACGTGAACGAAGCATTGGTCTTGGAGCCATGGGATTTCATTCCTTATTGCAAAAGCACGGTGTCGCGTGGGAATCCGAAGCAGCAAGAGAAATCAACAGGACAGTCTTTGAACACATCAAAACCGAAGCAGAAGACGAGACCATCCTGCTTGCCTTGGAAAGAGGAGAGTATCCAGATGGAGAGGGATATGGACGAAGGAACTCCCATCTTCTTGCGATTGCTCCAAACGCCTCAAGTGGCGTAATACTATCAACGAGTCCATCTATCGAACCTTTGAAGGCAAATGCGTACACACATAGGACACGCGCTGGTTCGTTCCTCGTAAAGAATAAATACCTTACTCAACTCTTAAATGAGAAGGGTGAAAACAACGAATCTACTTGGACATCAATCATTACCAAGAAAGGTTCGGTACAACACCTTCCCTTCCTTACTGAAGGAGAGAAGGCAATCTTTAAGACAGCAGATGAACTTGACCAAAACTGGGTGGTTGCACACGCAGCAGAACGTCAACCATTTATCTGTCAAGGTCAGTCGGTGAATCTATTTTTCCCTGCTGGAGCCGAGAAGTCTTATGTAAACCAAGTGCATCTGAAAGCATGGAAAGAAGGACTCAAAGGTCTGTATTACCTGCGTACAGAGGCAAAACAAAGAGCAGAGAACGTATCCGAGAAGGTAGAACGTGTTGCACTTGCGGGTGATATGCGTACTATAGTCTATGGAAAGGATGATTGTCCATACTGCGCTATGGCAAAAGAAGAGTTGACATTGAGAGGAATCCCATTTGACTATATTGACCTAAAAGAAATCGGAAAGACTGCTGCCGAGGTCACGGGTCGTAAAGTCAAGACTGTACCACAGATCTACCTAGAAGGTGAGTATGTGGGTGGTTGGGAAGAGTTGATGAAACATTTAGACGAACCACACGAAACTGAAGAGGGTGATGAATGCATTGCCTGTGAAGGATAAAAAAATAGATGGCACTACTAGAGTTTAGTAAAACGTATAAACCGTTCCAATACCCTTGGGCGGTAGAACTTGTAAAGAAGCACGAAGAGGTTCACTGGGTTGAAGATGAGGCAGAACTGTCTGAGGATATCCAAGACTGGAGAACAAAACTAACCGAAGAAGAGAAAGAGTTTATCACCCAAGTATTGAGGCTGTTCACTCAGTCCGATGTACAGGTCGGTGAGAACTATCACGAGTTGTTGATACCTCGTTTCAAAAACAACGAAGTCCGTAACATGTTGTCCTCATTTGCAAACCGTGAAGGTGTACACCAACGTGCCTATGCATTGTTGAATGATACCTTGGGTCTGCCTGATGAAGAACACCATGCATTCCTTGAGTACAAGGAGATGGCGGATAAGATCGACTTTATGAAAGAGGGTGATATTCATTCTCTGACAGGTCTCGCATTGGTGCTGGCACAGTCGGTATTCAATGAGGGTATGTCCCTGTTCGCATCCTTTGTGATGTTGCTGAACTTCCAGAGGTTTGGTAAGATGAAGGGTATGGGTACGATTGTAGAGTGGTCTATCCGTGACGAGACATTGCATGTACAGGGTAATGCAAAACTATTCCGTGAATTCTGTGAAGAGAAACCACGGGTGGTAAACGATGAGTTGAAGTCTAAGATCTATCAGATGGCCAAGAACGCCGTGAGGTTAGAAGACCGATTCATCACTCTTGCATACAAGTCTGGTGATATCGAAGGTCTACCAGAGGCAGATGTCAAGCAATACATCCGTCACATTGCAGACCGTAGACTTCTACAACTGGGATTGAAACCAAAGTTCGGTGTCAAGGACAATCCACTACCGTGGTTAGACTGGGTATTGAATGGTGCGTCCCATGATAACTTCTTTGAGAAACGAGTCACTGAGTATTCCGTTAACGGTATGGAAGGTGATTGGGGTTGGGAGGACGATGCTCCAGAAGCCAACGCCGCATGATAGAGGATGATGAACTCCCAATCTTTGTACTAGAGTGTAATCTCTGTGAGACTGAAGTGGAGGTTATAGTAAAGGACAGTGAGGAGGAACCCCAATACTGTCCTATGTGTGGAGTCACTATAGACTAAGCATATATACCTTCATGTGGATGTACGAAGGTAAAGAGTTTGAACCAGAAGACGAAGTCTTGGAGCAATACCAAGGCTTCGTTTACTGCTTGACTGAGTTAAGCACTGGTAAAAAGTATATTGGTAAGAAGTTCTTCTGGAAACCCAAGATACTCCCTGTTACGAAAACAAGAAAAAGACGCAAACGAACACGAGTCCAATCGGACTGGCGTGACTACTATGGTTCGTCAGAACAGGTGAAAACGCTAGTAGAAGGGGGTCAGGAGTTCCGTAGAGAGGTTCTACGGTTGTGTCGTACCAAAGGTGAGTGTTCGTACTACGAAGCAAAACTACAGTTCCAATACGATGTTCTGTTGAGTGATGAATATTATAATGAGTTTATAGGATGCAAGATTCATGCTAAACATATTAGATCGTAATATTATATGTGAGTACTTTAACGGCGAGGAGATCGATCCACACATAAATGAGATGAAGTGGCGGTTATTTGATGCCGGTGCAAAGAAGGGTGACCTTATTACGATATCGATTATGCAGGTCAATGTGAAACATGTTGGTGCAATACTTGCATGTGCTGAGATGGGACTGAGAGTATTCATACTGGATAGTCCTGCAACCAAAGAGTCTTTATCGTTTACTAAACTTGCACTTCACGGCCCATCGCGATACTACATCTACAGTTCTGCCGAGGACACTACAACCATCTACAATGGTCTACACGACGAGATGATGCGACTGTATGGTGGAGTTGGTATTGATGCTGAGTCTCCGACTCAATACAAGTTCTTTCAGTCAGCACCCGTATATGAAGATGATCCCTTTTTGGTCAGTTCCACATCAGGAACGACTGGGCCGTCCAGACCAGTCACATTCTCTCATAAAGAGGTTGTGAATATTGCTAGAAGAAACATAAAGATATTTGGATTCACCCGA